GGACAAGATGGAGGAGGCGTACCACGAAGAGAAGGATAAGGAGATTGAGATCCTGGAAGACAGTATCTCTTCCTATCAGAAGCTCTATGATATGGCTATTTCCTATATTGAGTCTCACTGGGATACCCTGTATGGCGAATTGATCGCATGGAATACTCAGTATGGAGATGTGTTGAATAGTGAAATCACCAGCGCCTGGGATAATTGTCTTGCGGCTGCACAGAGGTATGGTAGTTATGTGTCTGCTTTGGAAAGTATTGAAGGTGATGTTCAGGATTCACAGTCAAGTGGCACAAATCTTCAGGTTGGCAATACCAATTATGACAGCACTTCAAGTAATGAAGATATGATCCACTCAATCGTCAAAGAGATGTATGCGAACAGTCGGCAGCACGCTTCTGAAGATACTGCTGGTCAGCTTTATTTAAACCGGCGTAACATAGAACTTGGTTCGCAGTTGGCACAGTACGGTGTAACTGCTGTGCGTGGCAATAATGGTGTTTGGTATGTGAATCGTGTTGGTGGAGAGTTACTATACGAGAAGTATAAACGGTATATCTATCATAATGGAGGTATTGTTGGTGGAGGAGACACTAAATCCAACGAGCAAATCTCTCTACTGAAAACAAAAGAGTGGGTGTTGAGTGAGCAGATGGTGGATAATCTTACCACACAGATGGCTCGTATCAATCAACTTTCTGATGCCATGAACGACTTGCCGAGCTACGCTGGTAATACAACGCTTGCCGATGTAATGAAGCAGGTTGGAGGTAGCAAGACTGTAAACAATGTCACCAACAACAGCAGACCGATTGAGCTGCAGATCGGAGATACAATCATTCACGGCGCAGACCAGTCTACGGTTGAGAAGCATATCAGGGTTACACGCGATATGGTCAACCAGATTGGACGAATTATTGGAATTGGGAGATAAGATCGGGACACCCAAAACCGGGTGTCCCTTTCGTAGTGCGTCCGTCGTGCGCACATCGGGTAGGAGAGGAAGACAATGTTTAAGAGTTATGAATTTACCTATGCTGGTATGCCCGCTTCCATGTTCAGTATGTATGTTGCGGATATGTCCAGTAATAAACACAGTGCCAATAGTTTTGGCAATAAGGCAAACCTGGTGGAAAAGCGGTTGGCAAATCGCATCGCTCCAATTCACTATGGTGTGCGATACAACGATACCCCATTGAGCTTTACGCTGATCTTTGGTGCGGATCATAAGCTGGATCGGTATGAAATGCAAGCTGTTTCAAAATGGCTGACCGGATACCAGGATTATCAATGGTTGAGTATTGACCAGCCGGATATGGAGCATATCCAATTCCGGTGTTTGATTCAAGAGTTGACGCCTATTCATTTGAGCTGGGCACCAATGGCGTTTGAGGCAAAAATCATTTGTGACTGTCCATACGGTTACAGTTACCCGTTTGCGAATACTTATCAAATTAGCGGAGATACAACGGTGCGGTTTTATAACGACAGCACTTGTGCGGAAAAGTTGTGCCCGGATATGTTGGTGAATCTTGCTTCTGGTTGCACCATCTTTGCAGTAAAGAACAAGACAACGGGCGAAGAAATGAGGTTTGACAACTTGCCAGGAGGCAGTTTGTCTATTCTGGTGGATAATGAAAATCAAGTGGTCACGGAGGAAATTTCCGGTTATGACTTGTATGAGCATTTCAACTTTACATTTTTTGAGTTGGAACCTGGAGATAATGAATTGGTGTTTACCGGTACTGGCAGTGTAACGATTAGCGGTAGATACCTTTACAATGTTGGCGCATAAGAAAGGAGGCCAGAGGTGTATCTGGATTATTCAAAATTGAAAACCGGCCAGATTAAGCGACCTGCTTTGCGGCTGCAAACTCTGGCTGGCAAGGAATTGGGTGTTATCCCATGGGCAAATAATCTTAACTTTGAGCTGAACTATGCGGATGTAAGCCGTGTGGAATTTGATGTGCCCCGTCACTCTGATGGTAAGATCAACCCCGTATATCACTTGTTGACCAGCTACAAATTGTTGTTTACCGAACAGTTTGGTATTTACATTTTGCAGAGACCTTCGACATCTGGAGACGGCGTATCTGAGGTAAAACACATCACCGGTTATTCTATTGAACAGCTCTTTGAAAAGAAAAAGCTCTATTTGGAAGAAGGAACATATAACTTCTGGAATCCGGTTCAGCCAGAAGATACCATTTTGGGTCGTGTGTTGGAGCTGGATACAACTTGGAGTGTCGGCTATGTCGATCCTAAGCTGATTGGATGCTATCGTACTTTTGATGAATACGATAGCGATGTGCTGAGTTTTTGCTATGGTAGTGCTATGGAGAAGTACAACTGCGCCATTGTGTTTGATGTGTATGCAAAAACAATCAATGCTTATGACGCAAGCAAGAGTAGAGGAACTGTGCCTATCTATCTGAGCTATCAGAATTTGGTGGATGCGGTCAATCTTGAAGAGTTGACAGACGATATGGTGACGAAATTGCATCTCTATGGCTCAGACGATCTGAGCATTCGAGATGTTAACCCGATTGGTACGGACTATATGGTGGATCTGTCATACTTCATTTCAAATGGAGATCTTGATGTGATTGCTGAAGGTAGTACGGAAACCTTGGCAGAGCGTGTTAAAAGCTGGAATGTTGCCATTAAGAGCAATCAGACTCATTACACCAATTTAGTTGCGGTTCGTGCATCCAGAACGGCTCAAAAGTTGGCAGAGGAGGTAACATTTTCTTCGCTGAAAGGCGAGTTGGAGGTTTTGACTACAGAGCAAAGTGTAATTATTCAGACGATCGCTTTGGAGCCTACTGCCGCAGGGAAGAGAACACAGCAACAGAAGTTGAATGAAATCAATGAAAAGATTGCTGCGAAGAACACTGAGATTGCAACGCAAGAATCTGTAATTGCGAGACTGCAAACAGAGATTGACCAGTATGCAGCAGATATCAAGGGAATTACAGAGCAGTTAGCGATTTCCAAGTATTTTACTGCCGCTGAACAAAAGATCCTAAATCTCTATTTGATTGAGGGAGAAACGGCTGAGGAAACATTTGTTGCAACCGATGTAGATATGGCGTCTTCCGGAGTCTCCTCTGCACTGCATGGCAAAGTTATATTGACCGAATCTGACATTACACACGCAAATCTCAACGGGAAAGATATGTATGGCATCTCCGGAGGCACTTTGAAGGTTGATAGTGCGACGCTGACTGCAGATATTGTGCGCGGCACTCTGGAGGTAGATCAAAGTACCAATGCGTATGTGCTTACAGTGTATATGGGATCAACGACATTTGGGGAGTGCAGTTTCCCAAGTGGACTGATTACTGCATCTGGTATGCTTTCTCAGTTTTCCAGTGATATTTCCACTTTTTCTCAGAATGGAGTAACAGAGGATAAAGGTAGTCAGATTTCTTTTGAAGCTGGCACATCCAAGCTGTTTTTCACAGTAAATGTAAATGAATATCAGAAGTATTCCGTAGCACAAGAACTGTACGCATTTGGCGAAGAGCTTTTGACCGAATGGGCATGGCCTGTTTACGAATTTTCCATTGATACGGCCAATTTTTTGTTCCAGCAAGAATTTGAGCCGTTCAAAAATAAACTGGAGTTTGGCAAGAACATCTATCTGAATGTTGGTGACGAGGGAGTAATTGAGCCGAAGCTGATTGGATTGGCTTTGGATTTTGAAAACCCAGAAAATTTGACGCTGACATTTTCTAACCGTTTCCAAAAGCGGGATATAGTTGCGAATTGGCTAAACGACATCAATAAAACAAGTGCTTCCAGTCGCAGCTTTGATACCAGCAAGTATCTTTACAATAAGACTGCGAATAAGACCACGCAGGTCTCACAGTTTATGGAGAATGCGTTGAACGCAGCGGTAAATACCATTATTGCCGCAAGCAACAAGAGTGTTGTGATCAATGGCGCTGGTATTCAGGTAGGCGGCGACAGCAAATATCAGCTGCGTATCGTGGATAACATGGTTGCAATGACTGATGACAGCTGGAAGAGTGCGAAGCTGGCGATCGGTCGTTTTTACTCAGACGCGAAAACCGGTCTAAAAGACGATAACGGCAAGGATGTCCTGATTGGAGAGACCTGGGGTTTCAACGGCGAGTTGTTGTCAGGTAATTTGATCATTGGTAACAACCTGGTATTGGAGAATGCCAATGATGACGGCGTGATGCAGTTTAAGGTTGATGCTACTGGTGCGTGGTTGTATAACGCCTCCTATATCATGCAGCATGACGATGGCGGATTGATGATCTTTGATCCAAAGTACGGCATTGTGGCCGGTAGCAAGCTACTGTTCAATACAAACGGGACAACCGTGACTCCAGAGTTCATTGATGATTACGGAGATATCGTATTTGACAGTGACGGTATGCCGGAGAATGCAAATTTCTATTTGAATTTGCGGGATGGAAGCGCATATTTCAGAGGTACAGTCAAAGCTGATTCTGGTTCTATTGGCGGATGGGAGTTAGCAGAAGACCAGCTGTATAGTGGCGAAGACTCCACTTTTGTTGCGC